CCTTGGAAATTCCCTTCTGCTTCTCGCTCCGCTTGGCGTCTGCCTGGGCTTTGGCGCTGCTCGAGCGGTTGGGCTCTTTCAAGAACGTCGTGCCACAGACTGTGGGCGCACGTTCCTTCTCAGCCTTGGAAATTCCCTTCTGCTTCTCGCTCCGCTTGGCATCGGCTTGGGCCTTGGCTGCATTCTGCGTGGCCCGCCAACCTAAAACCGTGTGATCGGAGCCTAGCGCCGGAATGGCAATTTACCGCCACCGTCCAAGGGTGTGAAAGTTGCGCACCCTTGGACGGTTCCGGCAACTTACCGGCACCGTTGACGCCGAATTGAGGTCAACTTCGTATCTGTCCCGTTACGAGGATCGCCGCTGCCGCGCCCGCTTGGGCGGATGGTGGAATTCAAGATCGTGCCGCGCAATGGCACAAAGACCGGCAAGCCATGCTGGCCGCGTTGCTAAAGAACGACCCGGCTGGCGACGTCGGCTGGGTTTCGAAAGTTTTGCGCTTGACACATAAGAGCTTTTTGCCTAAAACTCAGAAATGGCAAAACTTCCCGCACTGATTTCCGCCCTCGCGTCTTGCGACGATCGCTCGCATAAGCAGTTGGACAACATCTCGCGAATCGTACGTGAGGCCGGTTTTATTCGCACTACGCAGCGAGGCGGTGGCGCCTCGGAAATGTCATGGAAAGACGCGACGAACTACCTGATCGGCGCAAGCGGCTGTTATGCGAACAACGAAGCGCCAGAAATCATTGAACGATTTCGTTCGCTCCGCTTGAAGCACGGGCATACCGAGTGGCAAGGCGCGGCATTTTTGCTTGTCACCGAGGCGGAAACTTTTGGCGAAGCGCTCGAGGGGCTGATTCGCTTCGCGCCGTCTTTCACGCGCAAGATGATTGAATTCGTGGCGCAGGATGGGGCGACCAAGTTTGCCGACGATCTTGAAGGGTATGTTTCGCAATTTGCTCCGCTCATAATTCAGCCGGGCGTTTCCACAGAGCTGGCCAACATCCGGTCGCGAATTAGTTTTCAGCGCTGGAGCGCTGAAATTTCGATAGAATGTTTCGTCGGAATTCCAGACGATGCCGAATGGGTGCCCGCGCTCCGGTTAATTTACGGAGTCGATGCCGAGCTTTTTTCACAAGGCTTTTACGGCCCGATGGACGGCGATCGCAAGGTCGTCTCGTCAGTCGGATGGCCGACGATTCACAGCTTGTGGAACTGCGTATCGGGCGGCGACGTGGAGAAGTCGATCGTGGATTTACAGGGTGATGAATAAACAACTTGGCCAGCGTCGTGAGACCGCTTGCTCCAACACTTTTGAAAGGATTAAAAAATGAAACCTGAACTTTTAGAAAAGCGCGCCGCGATCGTAGCTCGCATGACCGAAGCCGACTCGAAAGACAACAACGAGGATTTCACCGCTGCAGAGCGTGAACTTCGCGACCTGGACGGAAAGATAAATCGCCAAAAGGCGATTGACAGCGCCGAGCGAAACGCCCCAGGCCAGCCGATCAACAACGATCAAAAGCTTGACACGGAAATTCGATCAAAGTTTAGCCTCACGCGCGCGGTGGCCGGCGCTGCAGGGCTCGGTGTGGATTTTGGTTTTGAACGCGAGATCCAAGGCGAGTTGGCGAAGCGGGCCGGGCGCCTTGCCCAAGGGCTGTTTATTCCTACAGAGATTTTCGAAACTCGCGTACAGAAGGCCGGTGTTAACGCCCTCGGCGGCGCGCTGGTCGATACCGATCTCCGAGCCGACTTGTTTATTTCCGCGCTCACCGCGGTGAGTGTCGTGCGCGGGCTCGGAGCTCGAACACTATCAGGGCTTCGCGGCGACGTTGCAATCCCGAAGGAAACTGGCTCGCCCGCGATCGGCTGGGTTGGCGAGGATAGCGCGCTAACTTCGTCAGACGCTTCATTCACGAATTTGATGATGGTGCCAAACACCTGCGGCGCGCTCGCGGAATGGTCTCGCCTGATGCTCTTGCAAAGCTCGACCGATATCGAAATGTTGCTACGTCAAATGCTGGCCCGCGATCTCGGCCTGGCGATTGATACGGCGGCGATTAACGGCAGCGGCATTGCTGGCGAGCCGCTCGGTCTGCTGAACACTTTCGGAATTCAAACTTCCGCCTACGCTACCTCACTGTACACCACTTCGGCGGTGATGATGGGAAAAGCCGACACCGAAAACGTCGCCGCTTCGCGAGGTTTTCTCACCACGCCCGCGATGCGGGAAATCATCGGCAAGGCGCTTACCACCGACAAACTGCCCTACACTGTTGCAAACGTTTTCCACAATGAACCGGTGACGTTTTCAAACCAAATTTCCAAAACGCTCGGAAGCGGAAGCGACCACGGGCTTGTCTTCGGCGACTGGAGCCAAATGCTCATCGGCGTGTGGAGCGAAATCGACGTTCTTGTGAACCCATTTTCGGCAACGCCTTTCGCGAAAGGCAACGTCCAAATTCGGGCGATGGCGAACGTAGATATCGGCGTGAGGCACCCGAAGGCTTTCGTTTCAGCAACGGGCGTCACGACTTCTGCGACGGCGGTGGCCTGATGAACGGCGGCAACTTGGAACGCCGCGCTTGCTTCGAAGTCCGGGCTTCGGCCCGGACCTTGACCGGCCACGCTGTGAAATTTAACACAGAAGCTAATCTCAGCGGCTTCCGCGAGACGATCTTGCCCGGTGCTTTCAGTGCTTCGCTTGCGGGCGATATCTTAGCGCTTTTGGATCACGATCTCCGCTCCGTCCTGGGCCGTACGAAATCCGGAACGCTGAAATTGGCAGAGGATGCTTCCGGGCTGAGCTTCGAGTTGACGCTGCCGGACACGCAAGCTGGCCGCGATGTGATCGCCTTGGCGCAGCGCAACGATCTAGGCGGCATGAGCTTCGGCTTCACGGTGCCCAAGGGCGGTGACGAATGGGACGGCGATCGCCGGACGCTTCGCACTATCGATCTGAAAGAAATTTCCGTCGTGCAAGCCTGGCCAGCATATCCGGACACGAGTTTAGCGCTCCGCTCGCGCCCACTAAACATGACTTCGCGCCAGCGCCGGATCATATTAGCAGGAGCTCGCCATGGGAATTTTTGATCGCTTGGCGTCATTCGCCGGATACGAAAAACGCGCGTCATCCGCCGATGTGAGTTGGACTTCTCTCGCGACTTCGGGCGGCGGATGGATATCGCCGGAAACCGTGCTTTCAAATTCGGCGGTGGCGATCCGTTGCGTTTCGCTACGATCCGAACTTCTGGCCTCAGTTGGCCTATTCGTTTTCCGGCGAACGCAGGCCGGTGGCCGCGAAAGAGCAAACGAAAACCCGCTGTACTCGGTGCTTCACGACAACGCAAATCCGCAACTCGGCGCTTTCGAATTCCGCGAATTTATGATTCGCTCCCTCGACTTGCACGGCAACGCGTACGCCCGCATCGAGCGCGACGATCGAGGCCAGGTCACGGCATTATATCCCCTGATGCCACGGTCGGTTAATGTCGAACGCCTGCCAAGCGGACGGCTTCGCTACAGTGTAACCGACAAGGGAACGATTAATTTTCTGCAAGATGAAATCCTTCACCTTCGCGGCGCTTCGAAGGACGGCGTTGTGGGGCAGTCGCCGATTCAGATCGCGCGCGGCACGATTGGCTTGAACATGGCGCAAGTTGAAACTGCGACCGGCCTGGCCGCCAATAGTCTAAGGCCCTCGGGGATTATGACTTTCGCGAACCAGCTCAGCCTCGAAGCCCAGGCAAGAATTCGAGCGGCGATTAACGCGGATCATTCCGGCCCACAAAATTCGGGGAAGGTGCTGTTGATCGACGGCGGCGCGAAATACGAAACCATGAGCATGACGCCCGAGGACGCGCAATTTTTGGATAGCCGAAAACTTTCCAACGAGGACACGGCGCGGCTGTTCGGAGTGCCGCCAACTTCTGTCGGAATTTTGGATCGCGGCACCTATTCGAATGTCGAGCAAGAATCCGCTTCGCTAATTCAAAACTGCCTCGGACCGCTTGCGGCTCGCATCGAAAGCGCATTCAGCCGGTGCCTTCTGACCGACACGGCGCGAAAGTCGCT